TTAACTGGATACAATTTTGATTCAAAATATCCAAAACAAAAGATTCTTAACAATATGGTTCATCCAAAGGCAGGTGAATATATTTTAAAAACAGCTTATGCCTGATGTATCAGGAAAGAACAGGAAAGCCAACGGACAATTCAAACCGGGTGTATCTGGTAATCCAAGCGGCAGACCTAAAGGCGTTCAGTCTATCCCGGATATACTTCGGAAGATAGGGGATGAAGAAGGCACGATTGACGGCAAGAGTAAACTGGACGTAATCATGTATAAAGTATTTCAGTTCGCATTGGAAGGGAAGCCCTGGGCAGTACAGTTTATTGCGGACAGAACCGAAGGCAAAGCATTAGACCGAATTGAGCAGACGATTAAGCAAGAACCGATAAGAATATTAGAGATTGATTGATTGGACGATAAACGCAGCAAGAAAAGAAATATTACACGATCCGGCAAGGTTCAAGGTAATCGTAGCCGGGAGACGTTGGGGAAAGACTGTTCTTGCTCTGATGTGGTTATGTTTGGGCGACATCTTCCCAAACGAAAGAAGGTGGTTCATAGCTCCGACATACAGACAGGGAAAGATGATTGCTTTTCCTTTACTTCGACAACTGTTCCGGGACAAGGCCAAGATCAACGAATCAGAGTTAAAGGTTATTTTACCGAATGAAGCTGAAATATGTATCAAGGGTGCTGATAATGAAGATTCACTTAGGGGAGCAGGGTTAAACCGTGTTATACTGGATGAATACGCATACTTCAAGCCTCACGTCTGGGAGGAGATTGTTCTGCCTATGTTAGCGACTACTCAAGGACAAGCCATGTTCATCGGTACGCCTAACGGTTACAATGTTATGTATGATTTGTACTTAAAAGGTCAAAGTGATCCGGAATGGTCGTCATGGCAGTTTAAGACGATTGAGGGCGGTTTTGTCTCTGAAGATGAGATTAAACGCCTCAAGTCGAATATGGATGGGAGGCTGTATCGTCAGGAAATGGAGGGTTCTTTTGAAAGTACAGGTAATAGGGCTGCATATAACTTCGATCGGGATATTCATATTAAAAAAGCCAAAGAGTTGTCTCAAAGTATGTGGTGGGGGATGGATGAGAATGTTGATTACATGACGGCTGTGATAGCGTGTCAATACACCGATGGGACTATTCACTATTTTGATGAAATCAGACAGAGTAATTCCAATACAGAATTAATGGCAAAAGAGATGAAGAAACGACATCCTAACGTTTTAGATATATTTCCCGATCCGGCGGGTTCGGCAAGGTCTACAACGTCCCATCGTTCCGATCATCAAATATTGAAAGATTACGGCTTTAGAGTTTATGCGAGAAAGGCACATCCAAGCCACAGGGATAGATTAAACGCTTTGAACAGAAAGTTGATAGATGCGAATGATAAGGTTGGCATGACAGTAGACCCGAAATGTAAATATTTAATTAAAGACCTTGAGCAAGTACAGCGGGACAAGAAGGGCGGAATAGATAAGAGCAATATAGCTTTAACTCATGCCCTCGATGCTTGTTCGTATCCTATAGAATACAAGTTTCCCATCATCAAGCGAGTAGGAAAGTCAGTCGAATGGAACTGATTTTAGGCATAAGCTTAACGGTGAACGGTTTTTTTATCGGTCTTTATTTATTTGGGAAGCATATAGAGAAGCAGGAAAAGAAGATTTTAGAAAAGAGAATAGAGGGATTTACGAAACAATACATTAAGACTTTAAGGAATTATGCAGATGCGTAGTGTTAATACAGTAGTTATCCCCGAATATTCGGAAGAATTGATATTTAATTCTATCAGAGATGCACATGAGGACTTTTTAGAAAAGGAAACGGCAGAGAAGAATACCGCTTTAGACTTTTATTACAATCGAAACATGGATTCACATATAGAAAAGTGGTTTAATAAAAAAACATTAGATCAAATACCGCCTTATCAAGTCAGGATTGTCCCTCGTTTTGCAAGAGCCAGAATGATGTTATATAAACAAGCACCCTTGCGGATGATTAACGGCGAGGAGTCGGAAGATTATAAAGACATAGCTCATAAACTCAATTCAAAGACTCGGGAGTTTGCTGAATTAACCTGGTTGGTTAAGGATATGGGATTTCGGACAAAGTTCAATCCGAAAAAAGAACGGTTAGAATATGATTTAATCCCTTTTTACAGAAAGTATTATTTGGAGGGTGAAGGTGAGCATTTTGCAGTTTCTTACGAAGTAGGAAAAGATAAAAACGGAAATAGGGTATTTGTGTTCTTTTCCGAGCCTCGGGATGGACAGCCGGGATTGCATTTTAAATTTACTCAAGGCGGTTCATTAATCCCGGTCAATGAGGACAATCTCAATCCATACGGATTAATCCCTGTCTCATTCGCTTCATATAATCAGAACGCTTACGATGTTGTCAGGATGGCTATTCATTTAGGCATGGCGTATACAGAAATTGCTTTAGCGTTAAAGTTTGCTTTTGGTCAGCCAGTAGCTACTGGGTTAGATGATTCACAAAACAAGATAGAACTTGGGATTGATAAGGTTATGCTTTTGCCGGACGGTTCGGATTTTAATTTTAAGTCATCAGCTACAAATTTGATCCAAAGCATTGATGCAGCTAAAGCATTTGGCAATCAGACAGCCTTGAATCATCATTTAAGAATCAAGTGGGATGAAAAGGGACAGGCGTTATCCGGTGAAGCAATACGCTTGTTAGAGATTGAGAATTTAGAATCAAGGATTTCAGATATACCCCTATGGCGAGAATGGGAGAATGAGAGATACGAAATAGACAGGGAGGTTTATAATGTTCATACCGGCAAGGATTTAGGCGAAGGTTATGCGGTAGATTTTGCCGAAGTTGAGTTTCCCCAAAGCCCACAAGAAGTCAGGGCGGAATTAGATTGGAAACTTGAAAAAGGACTTATATCAAGAGAAGATTTATTCAGACACTTCAATCCAGATATAAGCAATGAAGATTTACAAAAGAAATTATCAGAAGTAGATGAAAGTAAAAAAGTAGAAGCGGAAGCAGTGAAACCGACAAGCCCTATCGAGAGACTATTAAATGCCTGATCCTGTGGAACAATTCTCAAGTCAAATAGGCAAGTTAGAAACTGCTTTATTTGCTGATCTTGGTAAGATTGCACAAAGATTAGACCGATTAAGCGATACTGAATTAATTACAATGATTCGAGAGTTAAACTTTTTTCAGGAACTATTAGACCGGGGATATACCGAAGCTGTGAACGGTCTTATGGATGCGTATGAAGGGCAATTGTCTACTATTGTTTCAGAGGCTCGTAAACGAGGGATTGGAACGATTAAGGGAGCAACGGTTGCACAGTTGGAACTATTGCAGGAGTTAGATACAAGGGCCTTATTAGGAAACGCTAATGCCTTTGCAAATACATTAACGGAAGGCTTATTTAGCGGTATTATAGCCGGAGAAAGCCCTTCATCTATTGTATCACGTTTAACTGAAACGGTTAATCTTGAAACGCACCAATTAAATGTAGCAGTACATGATGGTTTTAGAAAGTTTGATGATATAGCCAGACATAAAGTTTTTGAAGGTGAGGATGTTAGGTGGACTTATGTTGGTCCTGTGGATGACCGTACTCGTGATATTTGTATGGACACAATTTCAAATGAACCGGCAAAAGGCTATACAGAAAATGAAGTATTAACCTCTAATACTCCCTTTGGTGATAGGGGTGGATTTAATTGCAGACATTCATGGATGGTTAAGTGAAGGCACAGGATATAGTAGAAATTCCGGTTAATATATGGAAAAAGGTTGGTGGTCGTGCAGCAACTAAAATAGTAAAAAATGCCGACAAAGGTTTGGATAAGGATGGGAAACGATTTAAGAAATATACATCAGATTATGCAGAAGCAAAGGCAGCCGGGAAGGCTGCACCGAAAGGCGTATCAGCTTCAAGGCAGACATCACCTCCAAACTTACGATTAACAAGTATGATGCTTAATTCCATATCGGCTCAAAAGCCGACTAAAAACGGAGTGGATATTGTATTCAGGGATGGTTTAAAAATTGAAGGAAATGCAAAAAGGGGAAGGGATATATACGGATTATCTCCGGATAATCAAGTACAAATTGACAAGACTTTATCAGAGCATATTGAAAAGAACATAAAAGAGTATGCTCGTAAATCAATCGAAATAAAAATAGGATAAAAACTATGACCGAAGAGAGTGGGCAGAAGCCCCAAGAGACACAAGAGAGCAGCGAGAATGTTGCAAGATTCAGTTCAATATACGATACTCCCGAGTATAAAAAACTGTATGCGGAAAGTTTAAGCCGCAAAGAGAAGTTGCAGGAGTTTGAAAAGCAGGAATCTGAAAGAGATGTTCAGCAGAAATTGGATGAAGGGAAATTACAGGAGGTAATTAACGATCTTCAAAACCAAATCACCGAACTATCTCCCAAAGCAGAAGGCTACGATAAGGCCAATGAACAGCTTACCGCTATTCAGGATGCAACACTATTAGAGATTCTTGGAGATTTCCCGGAAGATCAAAGGGAGAACTATAAGGATGTAAAAGACATCAATCTTTTACGTCAGATACGAAGTGATTTTTTAAAAAAGCCTAACGTTAAGGTTGACGGAAGTTCACCCGGGGGCGAAGCAGCACAGGGATATGATAGTCCTCAAGCTGCTGCCGAAGCTTTCAGACGTAAGGAAATAGACGAAACAGCATTTAATAAGATACTTGGCTACTTCAGAGAAAAAGCGGGTAGATAAGAACCCAACTCAAGTCAAACTTGAGGATGGAACTTGGGCAACGCCGGATAAGGAAGGTCGTTTTTCCATTGAATATACTGGAAGCGAGAAGAATTATCTATATGATGGTAAGCCTGTATCTACACAAGATGCTTTCGGTGCATTAACCGGAATGGAGTCTATTCCCAAACGAATAAGAAGCTTTGGAGGGATCGGGGAAGGTTCGTTAAGAAAAGCGTATGAATCGCAAGAAGATTATGATGAACGTATGGCTATAAATAAAGGTAGTTTATAATGGCAGTAGCAGGTGATACAGGTTATTTGGCTGGTGGTCTTTTAGGGGTCATTGAAGCCGAAGCCATAGCACGTTTGGCAAAAGTGTCCGTTACTCGTAACCTTTGTTCTGTTAAATCAGCACCCAAAGGCGATACAATAAGCTGGATCATGTATAATGATTCATCTCACGTTATCAATAGCGGTGATGTTGCTAACACAGCAGAAGGTACAGTAACACCAACAAGCAAATTACAATCGGTCAAAAAGACCGCAACGATGGATATGTATTCAGTCGGTACAGACCTCTATGACGAGGCTCGTCTTTCTGATGCAGGTTCTCCGGAATCTGAATTAGGTCGGATTCTTGGTAACGCAGTTGCAGCAAAAATTGACAGTTTGTTAAATGCGAATTTTGACAATTTCAGCACATCCGTAGGAACGTCTACGGTTGCAATTACAGTTGACAATCTATTTAGTGCTTTGAGTGAAATCGAAGCCTATCAACATCTCTCCGCAGTTTCCGGTGTTTTGCACCGCAAACAGATTTGGGGTACAAACGGTCTCATGAATGATCTCGTAACGAGCTCACAATTTGGCGGTTCTCCAAGTGTTCAAGGGGATGCGTTGGTCAATGGATTTACAGCAAAGGTTGCCGGGATTGATCTCTATAATTCAAATGAACTCACAGAAACATCTTCCGCAGTTAAAGCAGGGATTTTTACTCGTGATGCGTTTGGTTGGGGGTTTGTCGGTCAGGAAATAGTGGTAGAAAAGGAACGTCAATCTGATTATATCAGAGATCGTTACAATGCTCACTTTTTCGCTGGTACAACTGAAATATCAGATTCAGCAGGGGTGGAACTCTGGACAAAAACGTCATAAATCGTAAGGTTATGATCGGGGTAAACACTTACCCCGGTCATGCCTTTTGCCGGGAAGAATATGTGGAGGCCATCAAAAAGATGGTTGCTCATGCTGAATTTGAGTGTGATGTATATGTCTTATGGAACGGCAATCAGCCGTCATGGGGTTTTGAAGATTTTAAGGTTGTTGAATTTAAACCTTCCCCTTCAGATAGAGGGATTGATATTCTATACAAGAAGCAGAATGAAATTAGGAAAGAGTTTTTAAAAAAGAACTATACACATTTATTTATGAGTGAAAGCGATACTCTCCCGGTAGAAGATACATTGACTGCATTTGTCAATTACGATAAGGATATTATTTCAAGTCCTTATTTTGTAGAGAGTCAGAATCATGCGTTGGCTAATATTCCTTTAGATAACCCTAAATATGCCAAGTTCGCTAAATATGAAGTGGATAAGGTTATCTTTCAGAGAAACTATGATATTCCATGTGTCTGGGGTTTATTCGGCAATCAATCAAGAATGTGGAATACGGAAGATTTATTTCCTCAACGTGGATTGGTGAGAGCTGTAGCAACCGGAATAGGTGCGTGTTTAATTAAGAGAGCTGTTTTAAGTAAGGTTGGAGAATTTAAAATCAGAGGAGGGGATAAGCATCAGCAATTCACAGACTTCATGTTTGGAGTACAGGCATATAATGACGGCTTTGAATTATTTGTAGATACGGATAGAATTTCAAATCATTTGCATTATGATTTTGATGATGAACAGATTTTTACGAAATGGTTTAATCCGGCAGAGAATATTGAAACAGCCAATCCTTTCGCATGATAGTTATTATGGGTATGCACAGATCGGGAACGTCTTTAGTCGGACAGCTTTTAGCTGATGCCGGGATTGATATTGTAAATACAATGATCTCTGACAAGAATAACGAAGCAGGATATTATGAAGATATGGATGTGATGGTTAAGAATGACCGTATTTTAAGCTTTAACGGCGGAACGTGGCACAGCCCTCCTGATGTAATGAATGGGAAGTATGAATTTGATAATGAATGTGAAGCGGTGAAAGACCCACGATTTTGCTTAACATATCCGGCATGGGATTTTGGGGATCATAAAATCATCAAAGTATATCGTAAAAAAGAGAGCGTGATTAAATCGCTTTTAAGGCGACATCCTGAATGGACGAGGGACAGGGCGGAAAGATTGAGAAACGCCTATATAACGAGAATGAAGCGGTATAATGGAGTCCCTACGTTAGAAGTGCATTATGAAAAGCTATTAAAAGGCAAATTAAAAAAATTGGGAAAATTTATAGGGAAGGAATTAAATCCTGACGTAATAAAAAAGGACTTAAATCATGGCGTTTGAAGGTAAAAGTTTTAACGGATTTATAAGGGAGTATTTCTCTGATATAGCGGGGATTGCTTCAAAAAGTAAAAGTTTAAATGATAGTATAAGGGCAGGGTTAGAGATACTCGGATATTCCGGTGCTTTAAATTCAATGTTGAGACAATGGGCTGATGATAATGCAGCTTCAGGGACATCTATTAATTCAGCATTAAGAGCTTTATTTGCTGAAATGGTAGGTGAGACAGGAACATCCATAGTCTCAATGATGGATGAATATGCAGGCACTACGTGGAACACAATATTAACCACGTGGCAAGATGAACACAGAAAATGGAATTACATAGATTAACCGTGTGGAAAGCCACACAAATAAATATCATGGAAAGGATATAACATGGCAACTTTAAGCTCACAAAGTATCGCCTCATCATACGAACAGCTTTTACACGTTGATCGGGATGGCGGCGGTAATGGAACAACCCATGTCAGCGTAAAAGACGGTGACAATGGAACAACTTTTGGCTTCACTATCGCATCCGATGCGTTAATGATGACCAGCACCAACCGATTAGAGTTTGGTGATAATGGAACATATATACACCAATCGGCAGATGGTGTACTTGATCTGGTTTCTGATTCAGAAATTGAATTAAACGGCACGATAGATATTAACGGCGCAGTGACAATGGACGGCGGGAATGTCACCATCAACGATGATTCCGGTGATTATGATTTTCGGGTAGAATCAAGCAATAAGGCTTATATGTTTGTCGTAGATGGGGGGAATGACAAGGTAGCGATTGGTGATGACAATGATTCTGCTGTATTTGAGGATGGGATTCTTACCGTAACTCGATCAGGAGAATGTGTTTTGGTGGTTAGAAGAAATGGATCAAATGGTGAATTGGTTAAATTTATGGATGGTGGGACTGATTGTGGTTCAATAGACCAAGATGGTGCGGGAACTGCTTACAATACATCATCTGATTATAGATTAAAGGAAAATGAAGTTACTATTTCAGATGGATTATCAAGGTTAAATCAATTAAAACCATACAGATTCAATTTTAAAGATTATCCTGATATTACAAGAGACGGGTTTTTTGCCCACGAAGTTCAATCTGTTGTCCCCTATGCAGTAATAGGTGAAAAAGATGCAATAGATGATAATGGAGAAATAAAAAGGCAAATGATAGACCAATCTAAACTCGTACCTCTTTTAGTATCCGCAATCCAAGAACTTTCAGCAAAAGTGGACGCATTAGAAGGATAAAACAAATGGGAGGCGGAATGTATGAACAACGGCTTGAACAGCTAAAAGCAGAACGAAAAAACCTTGATATGAGAATGGCGGAAATCAATTTTCTCATCAATGGGTATGAAACGGCCATCAAGGAAGAAAAGGAAAAAGAAAAAACAAATGGACAAACCGCAGATTGACGAATATCGGATTGATGTAGTGGATCGGTTGGCCCGGATAGAACAGACTTTAAAGTCCATTCACAAAGAAGCACGGGACACGAAACTGGAAGTGCAGATGCAGAATGGCCGGGTCAGGAAATTGGAAGGCGGCATGGCTGCCATTCAGGGGGTCGGGTCGATTTTGAGCATTGTTTTTGGCGGTTTTATAGCATATTTATTTAGGAGGTAGAATGAGCGATTGGTTTAATTGGACAAACTTCTGGTATCTGGCGGGATTAATCCTTGCCGGTGGTGCGACCTTTATCGGCTTGAAATACAAGAAACTGGTGGATGAAATGAAGGAAGTATTCAAGGTACTTCAGGAAGCCTATGAAGATGACGGCAAACTTGATTCGGAAGAAAGAAAAGCCGTGATGAAAGAGGTCTTAGACGTGTTTTCGGCTCTGTTAAAGATAGCCTGGAAGTGATCAGTTCTACACAGATTAAGTCCCTCATCAAATCCACTTGTGAAAAGATGGGGGACAAATTTGCTTCGGAAGATGCCATCACATTGGTACACGAAACAGGGTTTGTGGAGTCGGGATATAAATATCTGCGACAATTAGGGGACGGTCCGGCGGTTTCATTTTGGCAAGTCGAACCCCAAAGCGGTATTGATAATCTTCAGCATTATTTAAAGCACCGCAAATCTTTGATGGGGAAGTGTGCAGATGCGAGCATGGTGGATCTAAAACATTGGCAGAATTATGATGAAAAACTATGGGGTGAAATCCTTGAAAAGAATATCGCAGCCGGGATTGTTCATTGTCGTTTGAAGTATTGGAGAGTGCCGAAGAAAATGCCAAACACTCTTGAAGGGCGGGCAAGTTATTGGAAGAAATATTATAACACAGATCAGGGAAAAGGTACGGAAGAAAAATACATAGACACAGTGAAAGAATACCTATGACACTTGGGAAATCCATTCACGATATTAAAGATAAAGCCGCGAACATTGATTTGAATACGCTTTACGAAAACCCGGAAGTCTATTTTAACGACTTGGTGGAATTATTATCTGCCATTAGAGAGATGGAAGAACCGACCCGGATTAATTTAAAAGATTTAAAAGATAAGGTGCATCAAGCATGAGTACATACGAAGCCACCTATTGCGACACCAATACGGATTTACAATATATCGTGCCGGACATAAACAACTACAATTTGAGGCGGGTATTGCCCGGTGATTGGGTTGCATCCGGGACGACTGATTTATACTATCTTTATTCGGCAGGATATGTGACACAACTATTTTACAACGGTGAGGAAATGACATCGGTGTCAGATACGCCGAACGCAAACAACGAATTTAATTATGCAACCGGAACAGGCTTACTAAGCTTTTTCAAAACATCCTCATCCACTACACTATTAAACAGCGCGGTGATCGAAGCAGGCCGTGATTGGTACGACACGAAAGTTGAAGCAGTAAGAAAAGCGAGCGATTTCGTCA